TTGACTAATCATTAACTAAACAGAAGCAAAGGCGGATAAGATTGATTTCTTGCCGCCTTTGTGGTATTTTATAATTATGGCTACAGAAGTATCAATTTGTTCAAACGCATTAAGAAGATTAGGAGATGATCCTATAACTTCTCTTACAGATGATACTGAAAGAGCAAGATTATGTAATTCATTTTATTCAGATACAAGAGATTCAGTATTAAGATTACATCCTTGGAATTTTGCAATTACTAGAGCAAGTTTATCAAAATTATCTACAGCACCAGCATACGGATTTGCTAATCAATTTTCATTACCTACTAATCCTTATTGTTTAAGAGTTTTAGGAATGGAATATGAAGATTATATATTTAAAGTAGAAAATGTAGCTACACACGGAAGAGTATTACTTACAGATGAAGCAACAGCAAATATTTTATATGTTGCTAGAATAACAGATACTAATTTATTTGATGCTATGTTTGTAGATGTATTAACACAAAAATTAGCTGTTGATTTAGCCTATCCTGTAACTAATAGTACGACATTGCAAACTCAAATGCAAAAAGTATTTCAACAAAAACTTTCCGAAGCAAGAAGTATTGATGGGCAAGAGGGATTCATGGATGATCTTGTTTCTGATACTTTTACTGACTTTAGGAAAGATTAATGGCACGAGTACATCCTTTTCAAACAAATTTTACTGCTGGTGAATTAACACCAAAACTACATGGTCAAGTAGATTTTAAAAAATATAATAATGGTGTAGATACCATGCAAAATATGACAGTATTTCCACAAGGTGGTTGTACTAGAAGATCGGGTAGTAGATTTGTATGTGAAGTAAAAGATAGTACAAAAACTACTAGACTAATATCTTTTGAATTTAATATTACACAAGCATATGTATTAGAATTAGGAGATCAATATATTAGATTTTTTAAAGATGGTGGACAAATAACAGAAGCTAATAAAACAATAACAGCAATTACAAAGGCAAGTTCTTGTCAAGTTACATCTAATTCACATGGGTTTTCTAATGGTGATCATGTATGGATAAATAGTGTTGGTGGTATGACTAGACTTAATGGAAGAAGATTTACTATTCATAGTGTCACTACTAATACATTTGAATTAACTAACGAAAATTCTACAAATTATGATGCTTATACATCTGGTGGTACTGTAGCTAAAGTATATGAAATAGCATCACCTTTTACAGAATCTATGTTATTCGATATTAATTTTACTCAATCAGCAGATGTTATGTACATTGTACAAGAAAGTTTAAAACCAAGAAAATTAACAAGAACAGGACATGCATCTTGGACATTAACAGAAGTAGATTTTCAAAAAGGGCCTTATTTAGATACTAATACATCTTCAACAACAATGACACCAAGCGGTACTTCTGGTTCTGTAACTATTACAGCATCATCATCTACATTTGCCGCAACAGATGTTGGAAGATTAATTACAATAGGAGATGGCCATGCTAAAATTACTGCTTATAGTTCTGGTACATCTGTAACAGCAACAACAACAGAAAATTTTGCAAATACAAATGCTAATGCTACATGGGCTTTAGGTGCATGGTGTTCAGTAAATGGTTATCCTAAAACAGTATCATTTTTTGAACAAAGATTAGTATTTGGAGGATCAACAGCATATCCACAAACTATATGGGCTAGTGAATCTGGTTTATATGAAGAATTTGATGCAGGAGATGGAAGTGCCGCAGATGCATTTATTTATACTATAGCGGCCAATAGAGTTAATGTTATTAGATGGCTTTCACCTGCTAGAGATTTAATTGTAGGAACAGTTGGTGGTGAATTTAAAGTTGGAAGACCAACAGGTGAACCTTTAAAACCAGACAATGTTCAAATTACACAACAAACTACTTTTGGTGGTTATACAACAAATCCTATTCAAATAGGTAATGCAGTTTTATTTGTACAAAGACAACAAAGAAAAGTTAGAGAATTTGCATATAGATTTGAAGATGATGCTTACCTAGCACCAGATATGACATTACTTGCTGAACATATAACTGACACAGGTATTGTAGATGTTGATTATGCACAAGAACCAGATTCTATTTATTGGGCTGTTAGGACAGATGGCACACTTATAGGTATGACTTATCAAAGAGATGAAGATGTTATAGCATGGCATAGACATGAATTTGGTGGTTCTAATAAATATGTATTTAATGGGGCTAGTGCAGTAACAGCACATACATCAGATGCAAATAAAAATGGATATATAACTTTATCTAGTCATGGATTATCTACAGGGGATGAAGTTGTTTATAGTGCAGGTGGAGGTACTAAAATACCAGAATTAACAGAAGGTGAAACTTATTGGGTTTATAGAAGAGATGCTAATACTTTAGAATTTGCAGACACATATCAACAAGCATTAGATAGAACAATTAAACAAATAGCGGCAGGTTCTGGGGCTAGTCATTCTATATCATTACAAGCAAAAGTAAAATCTGTTACATCTATAAATGAACCAACAGAAAACCAAGTATGGATAATTGTTGAAAGAAGAATTAATGGTTCTAAAGTACAATTTGTAGAATATTTAGATTCTAGTATAAGTATGGATGCTTGTCTTACTGCATTAGTAAATGATGGTAGTACAACAGTTACAGGATTAAATCATTTAGAAGGAGAAACAGTACAATTATTAATTGGAGATGCTGTATATCCAAATAAAACTATATCTGGTGGACAAGTTACTGTAACTATTCCAAGCGGGGCCGCTTATAAAACTATAGAAATAGGTCTAGGATATAGTTCAAAAATTAAGACTTTAAGAGTAGAAGCAGGATCACAAGCAGGTACTGCACAAGGTAGAAAAAAGAGATATAATGAAGTAATGGTAAGATTACATAAAACTGTTGGTATAACTATAAATGGAGATCAATTACCATTTAGAACATCTGCAACACCTATAGGTCAAGATATACCAGATTTTACAGGTGATAAAAGAGTTATGAATTTAGGCTGGGATAGAGATGGGCAAATTGTTATAGAACAAACACAACCTTTACCTATGACAGTTTTAGGTATAACAGGAACACTAATGGTGATAGACTAATGAAAAAGGAGAATATATAAAATGGCATTTCCATGGTTAGCTTTAGCAGTAGGTGCAAGTACAGCCGTTTCCTATATGGGAAGCATACAACAAAGTAAGCAATTAAAAGCGGCGGCGGCTTGGGACAAGTATCATTTAGACATGAGAAAAATGCAAGATACTATTATGGCCAACGAAAGAGCAAGAAAAATTTTAAGTGAAAAAAGAGCCGCAATAGGTGCTAGAGGTGTAGCTATGGGTACAGGTAGTACATTGTTAGAACAAGAAGTTGTAGTAGAAAATTTAGAAGACACTTTATTCTGGATAGAAAAAGGTGTGGAAATGGATATGAGAATGATAGATGTAAAATTAGCTGGAGCATTAACTAAAGAAGCATGGGAAAGGAATTCTTCTTTATTATCGGGTGCTGGTAAAACTTATACTGCTTATAAAACAGCTTAATTATGTTTAAAATAAAAGTATGGAATGATGAACAAATGATATTTGAAGGATATAGTAAAAGAATACCAAAAGCTGGTCAAGATTTTAAGGCTTGGACAATTACCAAAGACCAAAATGGTTCTGTAAAAGAAACTTCTTTTAGTCCAGCACAATATAGAATTACTTATGAGGATGTAAATGGCAATAACAATTAAACCTGTAAGAGCAGATCAAGAAATTAAAACCTTGCGTAATACAGGTACTTCTATGATTGATATAGCTAAATCAAATAGAATTAATTATGATAGTTTAACTGCTGATTTATCGGCTATAACACAAACAATAAATTCTCATAATGACAAAATTAATCAAAGAAGAATAAATAATAAAAGCACAAAATATAATGCTTTAATGTCAGATGAAGTACAAGAATTTGGCCAAACAATAGAATTAGGAAAATTTAACGAAACTACACAAACTTATGATCCTTGGACAAATGAAGAAATAAGTAAAAAATTACTTAAATTTGAAAAGGATATGACGACTAAATATAAAAATAATATTTATAAAGGTGATGATAAAGCATGGGAACATTTTGAATCATATTTTTATACTAATTTAAAAAATGCAGATGGAAAAGCACACACAGGAAACAAGAAAAAAATATTAGCAGATACAGCTATATCTTGGTCTATATATAAAAGTTCACAAGATAAAGACATTTCTTCAACAGTAGCAAATGAAGGTATGTGGGTAAAAATGAATATGTTAATAGAAAAAGAAAAAGAAATGTTTGCGTCTGCTGTAAATGCTGGAATAGACAATATAGATATAGCAAAAAATATACAAGAAATAGAAGCTAAATTTTTAATAAAAGCTATTGAAGCTGGTCATGAAAAACAATTATTTGGTGATGGTGTTAATGGAAATACTACAGGATATGATTGGACAACAATATTATCAGAAATAAATTCAGATAAAGAATATTTTGGAAGAGTATTAACAAAAGATGAAAAAGAAATAGCTATAAATTATGTAAAAGAAAAAGCAATAGAACAAGATTTTTTTGAAGATAGAAATAAAGAACAGCATAATGAAAAACTTTATAAAGATAATATCACAGCTATTAGAGATGGAACAATGACTATTTCACAAATAGAAACTTTAGATTTTACTAATGATGAAAAAGGTATGAAAATTAAAGATGGTCTTTTAACATATGCAAGAAGTAAAATGTTAGGATTATTACCAACAGAATCTGATATTACATTGTTTAGACAATTAAGAGAAAAAGTAACAACAATGGATATTACATCTGTTCATCAAAATGTTTTTGAACCTATAAATGAAGAGATGAAGAAAAAATATACTACGAAAGATAATCCAGATGGTAAGATGAGTATATTAGACGCAGTTAATGAAGGTTTAATTAGTGATGATGATTATAATAGATTAGAAGCTATAATGAATGATCCTCAATTAACAACAGATTTAAGAGAATTTAATAAATTAATGACAGCTTATACTCCTTTAATTGAAGGTAAATTAAAAAAATATGATTTAAACTCTACTGTTAGAGTATATGAATTAGAAAGTTTATTAGAAGGTAAATTTAGAGATGGTTTAAAAAATGGAATTAAAGCAAGAGATATGCTTGATCCTACTAATGAAAATTTTATTCTTACAGATGACTTACTAGAAAAATATGTTTTATCAATAGAACAACAAGGTAAAGAAATATCAAAACAATTAAGTAATTCTAAAACAGAAAAAATGATAAAAGAATGGACAGGGCCAAAATGGGATGATGCAATGAAAAAAAAATATAATAATGATATTATTGCATTTAATAACGGATCAGAAATGACAGCTTATATACAAACAGAAGAATATAAAGTATGGGCCTCACAAAATATTGAAGCACCTGTAAAAGATGTTGTAGAAAAAGTAAAATTAAAAATTGATGGACAAACAGAAAGTAATGGATTTACATTTAAAACTTTTGAAGGTGGTAAAGTAGAAAAAATGCCTTCACCAAATATTACGGATGGAAGATATTTTGAATGGATAAGATTATATGGAGAAACACATAATCCAGATGGTTCACCGAAAGTTCAATAATGGCAGAAATAGATTGGAATTTAATAAATGACGCAACAGGTGCTAATGCAGACAAAGCATCATTATTTAAAAAAGATCAAAAAACATTATTACATTTAAAAGCATCTGGTGGCACAGAAGAAGAAATATTTAAAACTAAAAAAAATCTTACATTACTAGAAGACGAAAGTAAAGCATGGTGGCGAAAGGCATTAGATGGTGTAGAAGATTGGGCTGTTGGTGAAGATGCAGATTGGCAAACATATTGGGAAAGAGGATTAGGAAAATCTAATATTAATTTGTTTATGCAACATAGAGCAAGTCAAGGCAAAACTACATTTGGTAAAACAGGTTATGATTGGAGAAAAGCATTTTCAGAAGAACCAGATGATACAGGTGCTATAGAAAGATTATTTGAATCATTAGTAGGTTTAGGTGCAGATATACCAACATTTGGAACAGGTATGGCTATAGGAGGTGTTATGAGTGGTGGTAATCCTTTTGCTATGGGTTTTGGTGGTGGTTTTGTAAATGATTCAATTAAACATATGTATTTATCTGCATTAGAAAGAGGTGATGTAGATACATTTGGTGAGTTCTGGGAAATGTTTATGAAACATGGTGTATCAGAAGGTATTAAAGGTGGTTTAACAATGGGTGCAATGATGGTAGCACCAGCCGCATTACCTTATTTAAAAATGGGTAAATATGCAATACCAACAAATAAATTTACAGTAGCTAGTTCAAGATGGGCCGCTTTAACAGGTGTAGGTGCAGTAGTAGAAGGTGAAATGCCTACAAAAGAAGAAATGGTTAATAATGCTTTAATACTTGGTTTATTTGGAATTATTGATCCAACAGCAAGTAAAATGGTTAGCAAAAGTGCCAAAAAAAATAAAACTGATTCTATGGAAATAATTGATTCTTTATCAAAAGATACAGTTATGAAACAAGAAGTAAGTGCTAAAAATAAAAAGACATTTTCTAAAGATAAGGAAATAGTTAAATCAGAAAACAAATCATTAAAAGAAGAATTATCAGAATTAAATAAACTAGATAAAGAAAGTATGCCTAAAGTAGTTGAAAACAAACAAGTTGAAATTACTAGAATAGAAAGTGAAATTAAAACATTAAAGACAAATATTGAAAATGCTAAAACTGAATCAATAAAAACATTAAACAAAACTAAATTAGAATTGTTAGAAAAAGATTTAGTTGATCTTAAAGGTAAAACAGAACTTAAAATTGGTAATGAAATTATAGTTTCTACAAAAGGAGATAAAGCAACAATAATTAGAGAAGGTTTTATTAATAAAACTAATAAAAGATTTTTTGAAGTAGAAACAGCAAAAGGAAACAAATATAGAATTGATAAAGAATTAGCTGAAAAATTAAATAAAGAAAACAAAGTAAAATTTATAGAGAAAAAAGATGTTGAAACATTTAAAAAAGATCAAAATGTAAGAGTTGAAAAAGAATTAGTAGAATTAGAAGCTAAACAAGCTGATGTATTATTTGAATTAAATCAATTAAAACAAAGAAAGAAAAACAATGAGTTTTATAATGATAGTCGTTTAAAACTTTTAACAATGGAAGCAAAAAAGAATGCTACAGAAATTAATAACAAAAGAACATTATTAAAAAAAGATAGAAGAATTGAAGAAATAGAAAAAGAATTAGCTGAAAATGGTGAACCTGTTACAAAAACATATGAAAAAAATAAAGATATAAAACCACATGAAAATGTAGATGTAAATTTTATTATAGAAAAAACAGGTATTGGCAAAATTAAGTTAGAAAAAATATCTACTGAACAAGTAAAAAATAGTATTATTATCAGATGGTTAGACAGATTATACCCATTAAATGAAGCTGTTAAAAATGCAAAAGAAAGAGGTATGCCTATAAAATCTTTTGATTTGTATAAAAAAATGAGAATACAAATGGGTAATATTGGTAAAGGATTTCATTTTATACAAAAAGCTACATTTGATTTTAAAACATTAAAAGATAATGGAAAATCGTTTTTAGAAATAACTAAATCTGCAATTAATGATGTCAAGTCTTATCAAGAATTTACAGCTTACTCTATTGCCAAAAGAGCAATGGAAAAATTTGAACAAGGTATTTCTACTATTTATTCTGTATCAAAAGCAGATAGAGCAAAATTACAAAATGTTATAAAAGAATTTGAAGGTAAATATGGTGAAGTATTTAAAGAATTAAACTTATACCAACAAAGAGTTTTGACTTATTTAGCAGATGCTGGAATATTAGGAAAAGAATTATATGCAAAAGTATTAGAATTAAATAAAGATTTTGTACCTTTAAATAAAGTATTAGATTTATCAATACAAAATAAAGGAAAAGATACAGGTCTAGGTTCTACAGTTAAAAATCCATTAAAAAAAATGGAAGGTTCAGTTAAAGAAAGGACTACTATTGATCCTTTAGAAACAATGTTCTTAAATACTTTACACTTTATACAAATAGCAGAAAGAAATGCTGTTAATCAAGCATTTATAAAAATGGCTTTAGATGCACAAAAATTAAAAGCTGTATATAAAGGCAAAGATTTAATTGATCCATTCTCTAAAGATATGATTTATGAAGTTAAAAATTTAAAAGAAGTTAAAGTTACAGGTAAAGAATTAGAAGGTTTGTTTTTAGATAGTAAAGGAATGAGTGAAAATGCTAAAAATGGTTTAGTAGTATTAAGAAAACAACATGGAGAATGGTTAAAAGAATCACAAATAATTGTATATGAAAAAGGAAAACCTAAAATATATGAAGTAGGTGTTGAATATGCAAATGCTTTAAAAGATATAAATAAATATCAAGCAAATATAGTAATGAGAATATTATCTGTTCCTACAAGAACATTAAGAGCAGGTGCTACACTTGATCCAGCATTTATATTTAAAAACTTTGGTAGAGATACATTTTTTGCGGCCGCATTTTCTAAAAATACATTTATTCCTTATTGGAGTTCTATGCAAGGTTTATTTGGTATAGCAAAAAGTAAATTAATCGGAGATAAAATGTATAACAAGTTTATGAAATCTGGTGCTATGCAATCTACTATAATATCTTTTGATAGAGCATATTTTAGAGATGGACAAATGTATAAAGAATTAACAGGAAGAAATGTACATAATGTTATTAATCCTAAAAATTGGCTAGAAAATTTAAGAATATTATCAGAAGTATTTGAAAATGCGTCAAGATTTCAAGACTTTAAAATGACTATAAAAAGATTAGAAAAAACTAATGAAAAATTACCACCAGAAAAAAAATTAACTGAAAGAGAAATACTAGAAGAAGCTGGTTTTGAAACTAGAGATTTAACTGTTGATTTTAGAAAGATGGGAAGTGATATGCAAGGTTATAATATGATTTCAGCTTTCTTTAATGCAAGAGTTCAAGGTGTAATGAAATTAAAAGAAGGTTTATTTGATCCTAAAAGAAGAGGCAAAGTAATAAAAACTTCTATGTTGTATATAACAACACCTACTATTTTATTATGGTTAAAAAACAAAGATAGTGAAGTATATAGAGATTTACCTCAATGGCAAAAAGATTTATTTTGGATAGTAATTACAGGAGAAGGAACACCAGATCAAACTGTATGGAGAATACCAAAACCATTTGAAATAGGATGGTTATTTGGAACATTACCAGAAAGATTATTAGATTGGATGTATCAAGAAGATTCATCTCAATTTACAACAAGTGCTTTAGATTTTTCAAAAGATTTTGCTAAATCATTTATGCCTGTACCAGAATTTATTAGACCATTTTGGGAAGATTCAATGAATGAAAACTTCTTTTTTGAAAGACCAATAGTTCCATATAGTATGGAAAAAATTTTACCAGAATATCAATATACAGAATATACAAGTGCAACAGCTAAATTAATAGCCCAAAGTTATGCTAAATTAAGAGAAAGTGTAGGTATATTTGAAATGATAGGGCCTAATTTAGATAGCCCATTAAAAGTAGAAAATTATATTAGAGCATGGACAGGTGGTTTAGGTCAATATGTTTTAAATATATTAGATTATTCATTTAAACAAATAGGTGTAACAAATCCACCTATTCAACCATGGTCAGATAATTGGGTAAGAAATCTTGCTGATATACCTATAATAAAAGCATTTGTTGTAAGACATCCTAGTTCTACTGCTGAACCAATAAATAAATTTTGGAAATTATATAAACCAATAGCAAGAGAAGTAGAAACATTTGAAAAATTAATGTCTGATAATAACATAGAAGAAGCTATGAAAGTATGGAATAGAATTGATCCAGAATTATTATATTTAATAGAATTAGCTAAACCTTTAAAAGAAATGGGCGATATAGTACAATTAATATATCTAAATGATGGTATATCAGCTAATGACAAAAGACAATTAATTGACCAATTTTATGGAGATATGATAAGTATAGCAAAAGAAGCATTAAGGATTAAAAAGACAATAAAAAAGAGGGAAAAATAAAATTGAAGATTAATAGAAAGTAAGGTATTATAAAGTAATATGACAATTAGCACAACAGTAATTAAAAACAGCTATAGTGGTACAGGTAGTCAAGATGTATTTGCTTACACATTTAAAATTGCGGCAGATTCAGATATGGAAGTTATTATCCGTGCATCCACGGGTACAGAAACTGTAAAAACTATAACTACACATTATACTGTATCTGGGGCAGGTACAGCAAATGGTGGTAATGTTACTTTTACATCTGGGAATATTCCTACTAATACTGAAACAGTAGTATTAAGAAGAAAAACTACAAAAACACAAGGTTTAGATTTAGTAGAAAATGATCCTTTTACAGCAGAAAGTATAGAAGGTGCATTTGATAAAAACTTATCTATTATACAAGAATTACAAGAAGAAGTAGATCGTTCAATAAAACTATCAAGAACGAATACAATTAATAGCACAGAATTTACAAATTCTGCTACTGATAGAGCAAGTAAAATTTTAGCATTTGATACTAACGGAGAATTATCTGTAGCAAGTGAATTAGGTTCTTATAAAGGTAATTGGTCTTCTGGTACTGCATTTGGTTCAAGAGATATTGTTAAAGATACATCTAACAATAATATTTATATTTGTAATACAGCACATACATCTTCTGGTTCACAACCTATATCATCAAATACAGATGTAGCTAAATGGGATTTATTAGTAGATGCGGCATCAGCAACTACATCACAATCTGCGGCGGCAACATCTGCAACTGCGGCGGCAAGTAGTGCTACAGCTAGTGCAAATAGTGCAACAGCGGCGGCAACATCAGAATCAAATGCTAATACTCATAAGACAGCGGCTGAAACTGCAAAAACAGCGGCAGAAACAGCAAAGACAGCCGCAGAAACAGCACAAGCGGCGGCAGAAACTGCATTAGATACTTTTGATGATAGATTTTTAGGAGCTAAATCTTCTAATCCTACAGTAGATAATGATGGTAATACTTTAGTAGATGGTGCTTTATATTTTGACACAACAAACAATCTAATGAAAGTTTATGATCTAGGTAATACTAC